GCGTTATTTGCGGACGCTTGAGCTGCTCCGCCTATTGCGGATACTGCTGGTCCTATCGCTGCTGGACTGCACACGGGCAAACTCTATAAAGGATAAATTGTTTGGTCCGTAGGGAAATCTCCTAAGAAATTTAAAACCTAAAAACCTAAGTAACTTTGTATGGACAGTGTTTCTTTCGTCAACAATGTTCCACAGTAACTTTTCTGTTCTTGCGTTCACATACCGTTTAGCTTCACGAGCAAAGGTATGAGGATAGTCGTAGATAGCATCTGTACATAGCATCCAGATCTGTCCATTACTATGGACGCCTGCCATGCCTGCTATCTTTCCGTTGGGTACCTTAAAGTACACTGAATCGCAGTTGTTGATACCAACTACCAGTGCATTTTCAGGGTCATGTCCATGACCTTCAGTAACCTCTCTACGGTCATCGGGTAATAAATTAGAAGCCACCTGTAAGGCAGCTTCCAATGTTGCTGGGTGAATGTATTTAGACACGCTGATAAAAATTGTTATTGTAAATTCCTTCCCACGTTAGTGTATGTAATGTGGCAGGAGATGGGTGAGTAGATTTAACTATTAAAGTAGCGTTTGTATTTCTATCATATATAGGTACTGTTCTTAATATATTATCATCAAATACTCCGGGACTGTTAGCTGTAACAGTGTTAGCTGGTGTAACTTCGTACTGTTCGTTCCAAGTTGGTTTACCAATTCTTTGTAGTTCAATTTGATAGAAACCTACAGGACCAAACCCAAGCTTAACTCTATGTAGAATAGTATTAGCTCTAGTGTCAGATACAAATTTTTCACCTTCTCTCTGTGTGTAGTATATAGTAGGTATAGTTACTGACATAGAATATAAGTAACCAATATAAAATGCTTGTCCTGTCCAGTTTCCGGGTATCACTATATTGTTACCACTAACTGTTGCCTCTGCATAGTTACCTATAGCCACTGCTGGATTAGCTGTATCGTCTATATCATATACTGCTAGTTGTCCTACACCATTTAAACCAGTTGGTTTTGTGAACGTAGTATTACCACCACTATAAGCACTAGCTGCTAGAGCTGACACTGGCATCAAGTAGTCCAGATGCACTCTGTTATCGTTGAGAGTAACAGTGTTACTATCCATCTTAATAGTAAATTTTAATAACTCTCGTTGACTACCATTTTGTATTACAACAAACAAAGAGTCATCTTGCATGCAATGGTATTTAATTGTACCCGGTAAGGTCCATCTAAACCACGAAGCCATACTTCTTTCTTCAAGTTGATTGAAGTATCTGTAACCATATAATGTAGAAGAGTTATCTTCACTAAATAATATGATTTGGTTTTCTCTAGAATTACTAATTGTTTTTAAATCTTTTTCAAATAATCTAGAAACTACTGCGCTCTGTTCTACTACTTGTGGTTCACCTTCTCGTAAGATTCTAGTCATTTCATAGAAACGAGAAAACTTACCAGCATTATCTAGGAAACCTATTGTAGTGCCAAGAGATATAGGGTTAGTTTGGAAGTTAAAGTTGTAGGTAGATAGAGCATTTATCTTAGCTGTAAGTGGACTAAAGGTATCACTATCTGTGGTCAACATAAATTGCTGAGCTTTAGAAAATAGTACTAAACCAGTGTTCACCTCTATTGCATCAAATAACGTAGCAGGATAGGGAGAACTGGCTGATATATTTATAGGGTCACTACCTACAAATTGTATTGCTGACTTGTTAAAGAAGTTAGTAAAGTCTCCCGGACGGGACATGACTATAAATTCATCAGCCAACATAGTAAATCTATTTCTAAAGAAACACATTTTATTTATAGGTCTGCCAATAAACTCTGGTTCAGGGTTTGTATCTGAGTCACCTACTAAAGCATCATCCCATTTTGGAACCTCTGGTTGTGTTACTCCTCCAATGCTATAAGTAGAACCATCTAATTCTGTTAATCTAAACTCTGCATTTGCAGTTCTTATCAAGACAACAGGCATAGTTGTTTTGTCTAGCTTATCAGCTCTACCGGGTTTAGCACATTCTACCCATGAACCCTCTCCATCTTTATCATTGTTACCCTGAAACTCTACAAAATAATTGTCTTCATCAGCAGAGCTATTAACTACCTCTACCACCATTCCATGTTTACACTGTGAAGGGAGGTCACCAGCATCATTAACTTTACCAGCCACTACATTTAACAGTTCTCCTACAGGAGTAGAACCATTAAAGTTTGTAGATCTACTTACATGTAATCCTGTACCAATCTGTGTAACAGTAAATCCATTACCAGTCGTAGCTGTTGTGCTGCCAGTTATACCTTTTCTGATATCACCTAAGATACTCTCAGCAGTAATTGTTGTTTCTGTGTCAAAGGGTGTAGGGTTTGGTCTGACTAATGCTAGGTTAGCTTGTACTTTAGCTATGCTAACTTTTTCTACAGTAACTGTATAGATAGCATTCTTCATAAATACATCAAACGTGTCACCTTCATGCCAGCCTTCACCACCATGTAGTAAGTCGTATGTTGTTGTATATCTAGCCTGATATGTAGTTTCCTGATTCTGTCCGGTACCAGTTGTAAAAGGTACAGACTGTCCAGTTGTAGCTATACGAAAATATAAGTTTGATCTACCACTTGAGTTGTTGCCATTGATACTAACAGTATGTGTACCGTCGTTATATGTAGCTCCATCATCTGTGTATGTCGAGCCAGAACTTATATCAAATATTTTAGTAGCTACGTTAGGAGCATAAGCATCTCTGTTATCTCCTGAAGAAGCTGCACATCTAGTTGATTGACTTTTCCTAGTACCTTTAGCAACCATGTTTCCATTACTATCACAGTAATTATTACTGGACTTAATCATGTCCACTCTAATACGTGTAGCAGTTCTAGTAGTAGATAAATCAGCAGGGTCTGTACTATCAAATAAATTTACAGAATATTGTTTTGCATATGATATACTTTTTAAATCAATAAATACTTCCTTTAAATAATTACCTAAAGGTTTTAAATCACTTGCACCTGTAAGCATTGCAGGAGTTTTAGTCCTGTTATTTAAGTAAGTAAAATCATTAAGAGTTAGAGTTTGTATATCTTCATCACCTGTGTGGTATAAATATTTACCAGCACCAGTTCCTGAAGTAACGTCAACTACATTTACTTCAGCTCCGGCTTGGTGTACAACGTTTCCGGTAGCAGGATCTAATACCTGTTCGCAAGCCCACATTTTTATTACACCAGTTCTTCTAACTTGTCCTATATATTGCTCGTTCTCGTCTCTGTAATAATGAAACCATTTACCGTCAGCAGTAGAGTTAGTTAATGTTGACACAAACCTACCAGCCGGTCTCTTTAACAATCCTTGAGTTACATCAGGTACTGCATTAAGCATGTCTTTGACCTGACCGGGAATCTTCTGTTCGTCAGGCTGTTGTGATATACCACCGTTAAGGCTACGTATAGTTTGTGTTATGTTTGCCATTATCTAATTAGTGCTTTGTAAGGTTGGTAAGCTCTGTATCTTGTATCATCAGGGAAACCCATAAAGTTATGGTCACCTTGTTCTGTTTCAAATTCCATAGCATTTGCTCTAGCCTGTGCCTCTTCTACTTGTAGTAACTTTACTAGATCACCATTAGATACGATCTGTGTAGCTGCTCTCATTGAGGCTCTAGCAATTATATATCTCTGTATTGGTGAGGGTACATCTGTAAATGGTAGAAGTACAACGGAATCAAAATAATAATCTGTAGTAAATACATCTGTTTGATGTACTATGTCAAACATCTTTCCATCTCTCTGTACAACATTAGTTTGTCTGTCAATCTGACCATCACTAAAATCATACATGATTGCATTAACTGGAACTATGTAGTTACCATTTGCATCAGGAGATTTTTTTACTCTGTACTCTGAGTTAAATGTCCAGCCTGTAGATTGCACATCCTTATTAACTTCACCAAGTAAGTTAACAACGAATGCTATTTCTGGATTGAGTAATGCGTCGCCTGTAATGTTAGTGACAGGAGATTGACCAATGCTACCCAAGATAGAGTTCACTGCGGATAGTTCGGTATCGGTGCTTATTTGAATAGCCATAAAAAAAAGGGAGCCGAAGCTCCCGTATAACGTGTAT